GGAGTCCGCTTTGTTAGTCACATTGATATCAACCCTGTCCCCGTACGTTTGCGGTTTGCGCTTAGACAGGAACCATTGACGAGTACGGATTTGGAGACTCGCCTTGTATACGTCTTGATAGGTTGCACCATCTGCAATGCTAACTGTTTGCTCCGCCATTGCATCATAACCAGCATCACGCGCTTTATGATACGCGCTGCGGAAATCGGGAAGCTTATCCAGCGCCAGGACTAAATCAGAATGCGCTATTCCATAAGCCGCGGCGATATCAATCGCAAGCTCCCCATTAGCAAGCCGCGCCAGGATAGCGGGAGCGTGCGTCTGTACAGTTAAACGCGCATTTTGCTCAATCTTGATCAATTCCGACATCTATTCCTTTATATACCACTTGCCATTTCCGCCCGATTCTAACAGTAATTGATAAATTATCAATTTAGACTTGCTTCAGGGTTTTACATTGTGATAATCTCATCATTGAGGATCATTCCTAATCATTTACGATATGTTTAGCACAACCAGAGGAAACACACCATGATCACAATCAATTTCACCTTATCCGAAGTCTGCGCCTTGAAGAGGCTTGCCGATGGGCAGCAAGAAATTATTGACAACGAATTTACAAAAAATGCAGCCAAAAAACTGGAGAAGGCAATCGACAATGAAAATTGACATCAAAAACTGCGACGTCAGGGAAAAGGTCAATGGCTGTGAGAACGATTCCATCGAGTTTGACATCACCGTTGAGGGTAAAACCATCCGGTGCTTGGAATGGTTCGACGGGTGTTCAGTCGAGCGCACTGACTCCCATTTGCGGATCAACGAGTCTGATGAATTAGCGGATTTGTTTGGGGTAACACGGCATGACCTGATCCCGTTTACCGATGTTTATGATGAACTTGATGACTGCCTTGACTGGCACTTTGAGCCATACCCAGGTGATGAACATTTCAACCCAGACGAAGTAAATTACCCAGAATGCTAGGGAAACACACAATGAAACACAACCACCCCCGCAACTGGTCAGCACTCGAATTAATGGCATACGCTGATAACGAATTAGACCACCAGCAACGCCAATTACTGCGCGCTGACTTGAGAGTATCCCGCGAACTGCAAGCCCGGATCAGACCATTTATTGATACGCGGGTTGCATTGCTTGCGCTCAACAAGTGAACGCCCTTCTATATCACGCGCTCAATCTAGGCGGCTTGCTCTTTGTCGCCTGGGTGCTTGCGTGTGCCATTCTTGAGGTAAACATAATATGAATGCATCAAGCCTAAAATTCTATTACCAAAAGCATAACCCGAACGGTTGCTTTTTCACTCGCGAAAACATGCGCTTTTTCGGCGACACCATGCGAAATTACGGCGTTAAGTCTCGCCGGTTTCTTAACGGTCCAGGCAAACATGGTCCGGGCGCTGACTTTTGGGAATTATGGCGCAAAACGCCAGTAAATGGCGGATTGAGAGAAAGCGCTTTTTTCAACAAACAGAGCTTCCAGCACATGAGTGCTTTCGAGCTTAAAGCGAATTGAAACGAATACGGCGAACAGGGGATTGAATCATGAAAAAAGAACGCGGAGCCGCACAAATGACTCTGACCCTATCGGATAGCGTTATCACAATCACTGACTCGAATGGGGTTGTTGTAAATACCTGGGAAGCCTACCGCGGGGACTGGGTTCGGTTACACGACACCATCATGGCAACGCTATCCCTTCGAAAAACAACCGACTACGTTAAGTATCTTGAAGAAACGGGAGCCAAATCATGATTACCCGCGTCCATTTCATCAAGAAATCATCCAATTCAAAAACCGGGCCTATCCCGGTTTCCTATACATCATCCAATTCATGCCCCGATTCATGCCCACTAATTGGCGCTGGCTGTTATGCCAGCGCCGGATATTACACCAATCTAAATTGGAAAAAGATAGACCGCGGCGAGCGTGGAACAAACTGGATATCATTCTGTAGACAGGTCGCTGATCTAAACCCAGGCACACTGTGGCGACACGATATCGCGGGGGATTTACCCCACGAAAACGGGGTAATCAATCGCGGTCTCGTGGGGTTGTTGACTACCGCGAACGCGGGTAAAAAAGGATTTACCTATACCCATCATGATCCAGCACTCGGAAACAACGCCGACACCATCAAGACCGCAAACGATAACGGGTTTACCGTCAATTTAAGCGCAAACAACCCCGCACACGCAGACCAATTGTTAGAACTTGGCATTGCTCCGGTGGTAACAATCTTGCCCCATGACCAGATGGAAAATTGCACAACGCCCGCGGGTAATGCAATCGTTGTATGCCCCGCGGTTACCCGCTCAGATGTCACATGTAAAACGTGCGGCCTATGCCAGAACCAGCGCCGGTATCGCGGTTATGATCAACCGATTATTGTCGGTTTCCCGGCCCATGGCGCGGGTAAAGCCAAGGCCGAAACCCTTTTAAACTGATAGGTGAACCAATGAAAAGCGCAAAGGATTTATTAGCGGATGAACTCGAATGCTTGCAAAGTTTACTTGAAATACGAGAATTAGACTCAAACCCTGATTACTGGGATGAAAACGAAACCCCCACTAACAGAGCAAAATACAGGGCGGAATTAGAAGCGCGGATATCAACGACAGAAAAGCATATTGAAACCCTGGAAAAGGTTGTTGAATTGTCCGAATTAACAAAACAATTCGGACATTCAGCCAATTAAACCGAATGCAGCCACTAGCCCAATCAATCACGATTGGGCTTTTTTTATTGTGCTTTTCGCAACCCATACCTGGATACGATGATAAAACAGCATCAATCATGGCGCTGCAGCGCTCTTAGCGCCGCTCTCAGCCGTTTTAAACCATAGCATGCGCCATTGCATACCCTACGCCCTTTTAATAGCGTACACGGGATCCTGCAAACCCATTTGCTCGGATCGGATACAACCCCATTCTGAAGGGCGCGTCTACTATTCTGAAGGGCGCGTTTACCAATACGCCTAGCCACCTGATACATGGAACAGAAACGCGTACACCAACAACACCAAAACATTAATTATAAAATCTCAACGAGGAACCCCTCCCCCCTATATATAACTACGTTATATAGGGGGAGAGGGGTCCATAGTCAGCGGATTTGGAGACCCTTGATTTATAAGGGTTTTTTAGCCTGATGGTCTCTAGATAATCCGCATTTATGGAAAATCCCTTATAAATCAAGCTTCTCCAAAATCAGACAATTTCAAAAAGCATGGAGAAGCTTGATTTATAAGGAAAAAACACTGTTTTGAGCCAAAAGCGTGGAGAAGACTGATTTTAAAGGGATTTCTCTAAAACAGGTGTTTTTAACGAGGTTAAATTTGATGAGATATTAGCATCATTCTCTACATTATTCGTTGACACCCACTCATCATCGGTGATATACCCTCATCATCTGGGGTGTGTTAAGCCTGAACTGATGAGGATGTATCCCCAGTGATGAGATTAGACCAAAAGGAGACAACATGAACCCCATGGACCACAACCCAGATGACGATATCTGTTACGTCTGCACAATACCTCTCCCTGCCATTGTCTTTTCCGGCAACGATGAATCAACAACGTTCACCGATAATGGGTATTGCTCAGAGGAATGCGCCAAAGCGAAACACAGCATTCCGTTGATCCGCCCGATGTACACCACTGTTTCAGAAGCTCTTGGAACACCGGAACACTGGAAACAGTGCGAAACCCTGAAGACAAGAGAGCTTTTCACAGAGATAGAGAAGGTGTGGAGCAGCATTGTATACAAGGAAACAGAATGCGGAGCATGGATGGATGTTCCAGCCCCGCAGACAGTTCGCATCGGAAGCATCGTCGAAGGAACAGATACTGAAACGCAGACCGTTAGTCTCAAATGGCCTTTCAACGCTGAGATGTTCTGGAACGCAGTCCGGGATGTTGAGAACGAAGCCGATATCATTTGGCATGAGCATCATGGCGTTGATAGAGAACACCCGAAAGTTTTCTGGGAAGATGAGGAGACAACATGAACTATATTATAAATCTGGAGACCACTACCCCCGCAGCGACTCAGAAGCTGTTTGAACTGGATGCTACTCTTGTGGGTACACCCGGTTATCTTGGCATTGAGTACTTCTGGCATTATGCATACCGGATCCCGATGCGCGATATCACTCCAGCCAAGAGAAGACGAGTCCACTTGAAACTGCTTGAAGCTGGTTTGGAATTGGCTGGCAAGAGTTCTGAACACCAACGGATCATTGACCGATGGGCAGGACAGGAATGGAAGAGGAAGTATGGAAGAACGGAACGGCCCGCAGGCAAGCAAAACCGTCCCGTATAACTCCCTATACCCTCTGGTGAGCTTGTGGAGATCGAGCCAGTGGGTTTATGGATTATAACAGATCAGCAATAATCCGCTCTACGCGCCCATTGCGTAGCGCGGATTCAAGCACCTGGAGGGATGCATCTCCCTCCAGCGCCTTGATCACTCGCCGCTGCAGAGTCTGGGTGCTTACCCCACGATGCTCCACTCCCTCATTCTGAAGGGCGCGCACAACATCCCCCAGCGGCGTCTCGCTCTCCCCATCCATGACCTGTCGGATCTGTTCAGCCATTGTCTGTTTCACTGGTGGTTTGAATGGCACCATGACACCCACCGAGTCTGTGTTTGGCAGGGTCACTGATTCCTTCACAAACCACGATGTTGGACAGCCCAAGGACATATTGGATTTGGCGTTATCCAGCCGGACATACCGATGCTTCTCCGATTCATCGATCTCCATCTTGGCAGCATCCTTTTTGTCCATGTTATACAAGGTCAGCACGAGGCGAGCCACTCCGGTCATGGATGACGCGCCGCGTCCTGAGTCCATATTGCCCACATGCCCTGTCGAAGCCCCTGATGGCAACTTCCGGGTGTGGTGGATGATGATCACAGCGCACTGGGTTTCCTGCGCTATCCGTCTGTACATCCTGCAGATCATAAGCATCTCGTCGTTGCTGTTCTCATCCGCTCTGGATGTTTCCGCCAAAGGATCCACGATCAGCAGCACAACACCCTTCTCCTTGATGAGGTTGATCGTCGCATCCAGATCCCTTGGAACCAGCACCCCATGGTCATTCCGTTTAGCAATCAGGTACTGGCGATCCGTACCGGACGTATGAAAGAACCCAGTCTGAAGGGCGCACTGACCTTTATCGTCCAGGCGCATGTGCGTGATCTGGGCCGCGATGCGGCGATGCACCTCATCCGTATCGTCCTCGTTGTTGATCATCCATGTGGTTCCTTGCTCAACCACTTTATGCGCGTCCCCAAGCAGATTGGTGCCTGTGGCTACCGACATCGCGGCCATTAGCGAGAAAGTGGACTTTCCAACCCCAGGCGGCGCAATGACCAGAGTGATCTTACCGCCCAGCGCCAGATCGTTAATGATCCAGCGCCGCGGAGGAATGTGTTTCAGATCCTCGATAATGCAGGGACTCATGCGAAGCGGTTTATCGGCTTCATCATCAATGAACGCAGCCTCGCCGGATCTTGATCCAACCGCGGTCTCTCTGGATCGGAATGCGCTCTGCACCTTCTCCATCAAAGCGTTCTTACTCTCCCATGGGTGCGGACATCTGGGGTTCCAGTGTTCGAACATGAGGTCCAGAATCTTGCCATTGGATAGACCAAAGTCCTGCAACGCCAGCGCGAGTCTTAATGTCAGATCGTCCCTGGCCCCGTGTTGCGCGAGATCAGCATCCTTGAGGAATTCAATCCCGCGGCGAGTCGCGTGTTCGCTGTTAAGGAGATCCTGCTCCAGATCTCCTCGATCCATTGGGCGGGGTCTGGGGGTGGTTCTCTTGGGTCTGCCGTGGTTCAGCACCCATGGGGGTACAGGGCTTATCTCCTCATTCAATTCAACTTCGTATTTAGTTCCGTTTACCTTCGATCCCGGAGCGACAACGAAGCCCCCATCCGCTCTGATGTCCACACCCACACCCAGCACATCGGCCCCCGAACGGATGTTCTTCCCCCGATCCACCGAGTAATACAGATGCTTTCCCCCGGATGGGGTCTTGACCGCCAGTGTGCTGACCAGCCGGTTCCCACTATCCGCCAGTTCTCTTAGTACTTCGTACCCGTTCTTGTCATGCTTCTTATCGACATCGATCACTACCAGCGCCTTGTCATCCTTGAATCGGTTGGTGCAGATGCCCACATTGGCTTCAGGGTTTCTCTTCCACCAGTTCGCGATCTTGTCTTTGTCCCGACTGGCTTCATCAGGCCATTCCTTGATTGCGGGAACCTTCTCGCCAGGGACTAGCGGAAAGACATGGAACCCGCGTTTGGCGACCTCGAGCGCTACCTCCTCGAAAGTCACTTACGATACCTCTTTCCCCTCCAACCATCGGCGTCGATGGGTAAACCTTCTGCCCACTCAGGCACAACCGTCATGATCTCGATCATGTCCTTCAGAGTCTCACAGTGTATTGGAGACTCTACTACCACCTCGTCATGCACATGCATCACAACGATGAACCACTTTTCCTCTAAACGAAGCATTGCTTCACGCAGCACACACGCAGCCGCTCCCTGAGTGATGTTTTCCACCAGCTTTCCGCCGTAAGTTGATATCCGCTCCCATTTGCGGTTGATGGGGTTGGTTCCCATGTAGGTCAGGGTGTTCACCATGTCGCCCCATGGGGTTTCTTGTTTCCGGATTTCTGGGAATGGGTAGCAGATCGTTCTTCCTGAAGGTAGCTGACACCACAGAAAGTTCTCCCTTCGCATGAACGTGCAACGCCCAGCCGGTACTTTCGTTCCATCGTTTTGTACCGCCTGGATTGCAGCTTTCTGTACCACCTTCCAGAATTCCACGATGCTTGCATTGGTTCTTCGCCAATCATTCTTGATGGATTCGCACCTAGACTCTTCCAGCTTCAATCCGTATTGGGTACACATCTTCTGGAAAGCAATCTTACCGCCTCCATACCCAAGAGAGAGTGTGGCGACTTTTCCAATGAAACGCTCCTGGCCCATCTCCCTTGCTGCATGAAGGTAGATGTCCTCTCCGCGTCTGAACACTTCCAGAGCGCTTTCCTGTCCTGCCAGCCATGCCAGCATCCGCGCTTCGATTGAGGAGAAATCAGCGCACATGAATTCCATTCCTTCTTCCGCTCGGACCAGACCACGCAACGAAGACGCAATGATTTCCATGGGTTTCCCGATTTCCCGCAGCATTCTCGAGTCACTCAGCCTTGTATCCAGAACGTCATCAATGACCTCCTGGCTGACGAGGGGCCGCATGATATTGTGCAACTGGACCTTTCTTCCTGCCCAGCGGCCGGTTGACGCCCCATGGTATTGGAACATGTGGCGGATACGGTTATCTTCCTTGTCCGCCACGTTCAGCATTGCTTTGATTTTGGCGGTAGAAGCTCTTGATGCTTCCTGTCTTAGCAGCAAGGCTTCTCTAACTCGTGGATCGATAGCACCGAACACTGCGTCATCAAGGATTGAAGCGATATCGGCTTTTGCCAGGGTCACTTCCCATTTGATCTCAGGCATGATCAGCCCTACCCACTCGGTTAGTTTCCCAACCTGATTACAGGTTGTGACATATCCCCCAGTGGTTCTATGCATCTCGGCGTTCAGGCGTGCTGCTTCCATCCGGATGATGGATAGCGCGCTTCTACATGAAGCGGCGTCAATCTCTACACCTCGAAGGTTGATTGTCTGATCCAGGTTCCAGATCTGACGCTCACTTCTGGATAAGCCGAACAGCTTCTTGTGGAGTTTCTGCTCCACTCGGACATCCTGAAGGCAGTAGGCATATAACCTTTGCATCTTTGGGTCATCGGTCCACCAGATGGGTTCTTCGTTCTCCATGCGCCTGGGTCTGGACATTCTGAGCATCAGACGATGCCCTTCCATGTCCTTGTTTGCGTCGATACCCAGCGCTTTTGCTGCGCCGTCCAGCGACCCTGGTAAGGACATGGCGTATGCACGAGCCATCGTGTCGTCCATCTGCTCAAGGTTCATCGATGGGAGACTCATCAATGGAACCAGAATGTTATTCCAGATTCTGAATTCAAATATGGCATTGTGCGCGACAACAGTACCCCCCTCGTGAATATGCTCAGTGATCTCTGTTGGCATTGGGCCATCAGGTAGCCAGATAACGGGTTCGTATTCATCAAACGCCCAGGCCATACAGATCACTTCTGTCTGACTCGGATCCGCGTATCGGCTCAACCCGTGTTTCTTCAGATCAACTGTGCTTCGGGTCTCGAAATCCATATGAAGTTCTTTCATTCTTCCTCCTCCGCAGACCGCTTAACCACTGCTTTCATGTTTTTTATTGAATCTTTGTGAAATGATCCAAGATATTCTGTGAACTGGATCTTTGGTTTTCCAAAGCGTTTGCCGTCGATGTGCATCATGTTCTGGATAACGAGGGGGATAGGTTGCTCAGTGTTTAGTGCGCTGATGATCGTTCTTGATGCGATGGTGCTATCAAACGCTCCAATAATTCGGTGACAATTCATATCGTCATCAAACACAACGAATACCGCGATCTTTGATTCCGCTGGCGCGTGTTTGACTCTCCCCGTGATCGAGTGATCGACAATCATTATTCTTCTCCTCTGCCCTGAAAAAGAAGGGGACCATTGCGGCCCCCTGTTTGTTGCTTTTTGCGCTGTCAGTTAAACAGCGATGAAGCGTCCTCCGCGTCCGCGTCATTCACCTTGACCACAGTGAACTCCTCTCCCGCGGAAGATGCGGCTGACTGTTTGAATGGCGATCCTTCTGCCATCTTCTGAAGGTTCTGCAACCCAATGGAAACCCCTCTGTTTCCTGCCTTGTCGTAAGCATACGCAGTCACGGAAGCACGGGCGTCC